TAGTTATTTTATTATAAATATTAGATTATTGAATTTTAGATGTACTCATGGCAAATCCAGTTCCAACTTTTGTTGAATCCATATAAATGTTGGTTTCTTTTTGTAAGATTTGAGATAATAATCCTTCTACTGCTGCCATTCTATCAACTAATGGCGTTATATCAATTGAAGGAGCAGAAGCTGGAGTAGGAGATTGTGTATTATTTCCTGTGTTGGATTTGTTTTTACCTCCTAAGTCAGTTCCTGCTATAACTGTATCTTTATCATTTAAAGCGATAGCACCTTCTGGAGCCATTAATGTACGTTTTCCATATCCACCAGATACAACGTCATCACCTTTTAAAAATTTGTAACCTAAAGCAATTGCACCAGCAGATGCTGCTATACCTAAAGCCCAACCAACAACCGGAATAGAACTTAATGAAGAAATAACACCCATAGCTGCTTTACCTATACTAGATAATAATTCACCTTTAGAAATTAAAGCACCTATTCTTTTAATACCATTAAGAGTAGTTTCATAACCTATTTGAAGAAGTTTAAACCCAGCTTTGCCTTGTTCCATAATAAAAGACCCAGTATCATAAACTTTCATAATAGCTTTTTTAGCAATACTTTTATCATCTAAAGTATTAGCATATGTTTTTACACCAGCTATTCCTTGTTCTGTAATTAATCCTGCTAATAATTGTAAATTATAAGCTATTTTAGTTCCAAGACTTTGTTTTTCCATTATACCTTGAACTGATTTTTCACGAGATATAAATGCTTCTTGACCCATTTCTAAAGATTTTAAAGCAAAATTTGCTCTATTTACAGCTAAACTAGCGGTCTGGAATACTTGGATTCCTTTATATAATCCATATATGGGAATTAAGTATTTACCTATGTCTATAGTTAATTTTAAAGCAGAGGATAAATATCCAACAAATGTCCCTACGGCCCCTACAATAGGACCAATAATTTCAAATATAGAACCAAAAATATCTAATACAGGCATTAAAGGTGTTACTAAAGAAGCAAATATTTCTTGTAACTTTGTAGCAGCAGCTGCTAATTTTTCTTGAGATGAAATAGAGGCTAATTGGTTGGCTAATTGTTCATCTCCAATTCTTTTTTTAGCTTCTTCTACACCTACTTCTTTTACTAAATTATTAAATCTTTCTTGAGCTGTATCTCCTTCTTGATCTGCTAACTTAACCATAGCTTCTCTATCCATAAGAGATTTAGCTAAATCATCACGAGTCATTCCAACAGATTTAGCTAATGCTTCTTGTTGAATAACATTCATTTCAGCAAAATCTTTAGCATTTCCTGTTTGTTTAGCTATTTCTTCAGCAACTGTTGCTAAATCACCATCTAAGGCTGCTTGTCTTGCTTTTTCTAAATTGATTTCTTTACCAGTTAATAATTCAGCTTCTAATTCAGCACTAATAGAGTCTTCAAAATTTAATAACCCTTGAGATATACTTTCTACTTTACTTAATTCCATGCCGAACTGCTTTGCTTTATAAGCAGCCGCAGCTAATTTTTCTGGTTGGTTTCCTAGTGTTAATGTTGTAGCTGATGAAATTTTACTTATATCAGCCATTATATCTTTGGTATTAATAGCTAAACCATTTTCAGCATTTAAAGCAGCTACTTGACCTAAAATAGCACTTGTATTTTCTTTAATACTATCACCATTAGCAACTGATATTTGGGCTAATTTACTTGCTTCTTCTACACTATAACCTGCTTGAGTAGTTAATTCTGTATAACTAACAAGCATTTCTTCATTCATAACAACTGCGGTACCAAATAATTTATTTAATTCCGTGTTTGCTTTAACTAATTTTTCTGTATTAATAAAGACGTTATTGGAATGATTAGCCATATGTTCCATTTCTAGAACCATTGATTGGGCTTCATCACGACCTATTCCTAAATCTTTTGCTACTTCACTAATTTCTTTATCAACGTGTTGAAAAGCATGAACTAATCCTCCAACAAGGGCAGTCATTACTACCGCTGGATCTGTTAAGTGATGAGTAAAACTTTTTCCAATTGATGATAATCCTGTTTTTAAAACTTCAAATTTATTAGCAAAACTATTAACATTTTCACCAGCTTTTTCAATTTCCTCAGCCATTTCCCTCATCTTTTCATTGGCTTCTTCTATACCAAGATGATGAGCTAAAGATCCTAAGCCAATATGTTCCATAGTATGTTCTATACTATGTAAAGCCGCTCCTCCTAAACCTAAAAGTTTATTAATTTGTTCTTCTTCATGAATTCTTTTTGCTAATCTATCATTGATATCATCATATATAGGAAATTCAGCTTTTAAACCTTCTAAAAGAGCTCTTTCGCTTTCACTAAGGTCTCTACGGAATTTTAAATTTACTTTAGCAATATTTTCAATTCCTTTTTCAACAGCTAAAGCTTGTGCTCTTTCAGTAGTTTCTTTTTGTTGTTGCTTTAATTTTTCTTTAGATAATTCTAAATCTTTTAAACTTAGTTTGGTAATATCTTGTTCATCATATTTTAATTTTTGAACAATATCTTGGGTACCCTTAAAAGCTTTAGTAGCTAAATTTATATTAGAATTGCTTTTAGATAATTCACCTGTTATAGCAATAATTTCATCATGTATATCTCTAAAACCTGTAGAAAATCTTAAATTACTTCTTTCAGCAGACTCTATAGAAGCTTTTACTGTTTTTATAGCTTCATTAACCTCTCGAACATTTGTTAGAGTATCTGGTTTAATGATTGTAAGAGGTTCACCTGTTAAATCTTGGTATTCCCTTTTTAACTTTTTTAATTCTTCTCTTAATTCAGCAATATCTTTTTTATTTGCTTCAGCCATTATAAAGTATGTTTTGTTATAAATATTAAATAATTAAATTTTATTTATAACTTGCTGGTTTTTTACCTTTGGCAAATTCGGGAGATTGAACTTTACCTGTAGAGTCTATTAAAGTAGTTTTATTTCCTAGTTGAGCGTTTTGACTTTGTTCTAATTCTTCTTTATAAAAGTTTTGAAGTTGAAAAAACGTAAATTTTCTTAACCAAACAGGCATGTTATATATAGTTTCCCAAGTATAACCTCCCTTTCCATGAAATACTATTTCATGTATTTGTTTAAATAAATTAAATCTAAATTGACTTGCTATCTCAGAAGTCAGGCCAAAAAAAGCTAATATTGATTGGGATAGTGACCTCCACACCACTATCCAAAGTATAATTTAGATCTACATCTGGTTGTACTTTTCTGATATATTCTCTTAGTGATCTAGAATCACGTGCTAATAGATGATTATCTACAAAACTACGAATAGTTTTTGGTTCTCTATCACCAGCAACAGATGTAATCATATACTTTAAACGAGTTGATAATTCAGGAGATGAATCTTTATGGATTTTTTTAAGACCTTCAATTTCTTTATTAATATTTAATTCATCTTTTCCGGTTAATAATTTAAAAGTAATTTCAGTTCCGGTAGAAGGTAAAGTATAAGAAAACTCATTTGTACCTTTAGTAATTAAAGACTCATCAAAGGTTTTATTTTCTAAAGTACTTAAATCAACTTCATGTTCTTTACCATCATATGTAAAAGTATAATCTTTTCCATAACCTAAAACACGAGCAGCAATTAATAAAGCATTTTTATCTCCAATTACTAAATCATTAACATTAATTTCTTTAGTTACTACTAAAGATTCTAAAAGTTTATCAAGTACTGTTCCTTTTTCAATATAAGATTTATTTGATAAAATATCTTCTTCCTTAGCGGTCATATATTTCATTTCTAATTTGCCTGAAGAAAGAGGATTTGATTCAGGGTACAATAATCCTTTTGAAGGTAACTCGATAACTTCTGTAGGAAATAATGGTTTGTTTTCTTCCATAATTTTTATTTGTTATAACTTTGTTGTCCTATATAAATATATAAGAAAAAAAGAAGCTCGCAAAAAATGCGAGCTTTCTTTGATTTATTTTTACTTTTAATTAGAAATTCAATACACAGTAATCCATACCAAGTGTTAATGATAAGTTAATAGCTGCGTTTTCAGTATCCCAGTTATATTCACCGAAGTTACCACCTTTAATAAACGCACCTTTAATTACCCACTCAGAAACGATATCACCTACTGGACCTAACACATCAATAGTTAAATCTTTCTTATAGAAATCACTATATCCGTCACGACCTGTTACTGATTCGTGGTGTAAACGTACCCATTCCATTACTGCTTGAGCACCTGAAGGAGTAATAGGATCAAATAAAGTCATTGTTAAATCACTCCATTTAGTTTTACCTTTTACTTTTGTGTAAACGTTGATATGGTTAAGAACCACTTCACCTTGTTCAAATGTTACAGCTGAGATTGCTTTAATAACGTATGATGGAATACCATCAACATACATAATGAATCGGTTTGCCTGTTTTGGTTCGAAGGCGGTGAAAAATATTTCGTTAGGATCTAAGATTGCCATTTTTATTTATTTTGTTTTGTTATAAATATTCCGTTTTTAAAAAATTATGCTGGGAAAGATACTCCTGTTGGTAAGATGTTGAAGTTCAAGTAAACGAATTCAGCAGTCTTAGTTGGTTGTAAGTAAATTTGTCCTACTAATTGGTTTCTGTCGATTACATCTGGGGTGTTGTTGCTTGAATCCATGATTACTTTAAAAGCATACAAACCTTGACGTTGTTGAACTGATTCTAAGTAAGGGTTAACTTGAGCTAAGAATGAGTTTCTAGTAGCGATAGTATTTTGTTCAAACACTAAGTTATTAGCAATTTGACCAATGTAAGATTTAAGAGCAATCAACAAACGACGAACGTTTACACGATCCAAAGCAGATGCTTTAGTTTGTAATGTTTTCTGTCCGTAAACTACAACTCCTGTTCCAGGGAAAGTAGCAATTGGGTTAACTTTATTTGTGTATAAAGTATCGCGATTTGTTTGAGTTAATTTCTTTTCAGCTCTTACTACCGTTGATAAACCACCTCTGTTAATACCAGCGGGAGCGAACCAAGGTTCACTTACGTTGTCATTATACGCGTATACACCGGCTACTAACGTTGAAGCTGGTACCCATACTAATTGAGATGTGCTAGGATCAACTGTTTGAACCCAAGGCCAATAAGCAGCAGCATATGAAGTATTCTTAGCGTTTGCAGCTGTTGTTACTGTACCAATAGCTGAACCATAAGGTTCCAAATCAACTACATAGATATTATCTCCACGATTCATTGTGTTGTTAACAATAGTATTAACTTGAGAAGCACCTAAAGCAGATCCATCAGCAAATAATCCAGGAGTAATCAAAGCATTAAATTGATAGTCATCTTGGTTTGCTAACAAACTAATCATATTATCATAACTTGAAGATAATAATCCTTGAATATTTGTTGCACCAGAAGTAATAGCATCATAATATTTAGCTCCTGCGGCTACTGCTAAGTCACCTGTAGCTCCACTAAATGCTCCACTCGCATTTGTAGGAACAGAACCTGTGTATTGAGCTTTTGCAACACCTGTATTATCAAAATATAATGGGGTAGGAGTTACAACACTAGATACATACACGTATCTTGAATTATTTGGATAAGTTCCATTTACTACAATTTGATTATCAGCTTGATTATAAGATTTATATTGATCACCAATTATTCTAGATACAAAGTTTGGTGCTGTAGGATCCATTGATAAATTTGTCCAAGTTTCTAATACAATTTGGTTGTTTGTATTATCATCACCTTGACGAACAATTATACTAAAAGTTCCTGATGCTGTATCGTTATTTGCAATTTGCCATCTGATGTTATTTACTGAACCTGATGCTAATGAACCAGAAATATCTAATGAACTAGAACTATTTTGGTTAGTACCTTCTGAAATGGTTTTTAAAATTAAAGCCTCAGCATTTGTAGCTCCACTAAATAAAGTAGTAGTACTTCCAGATATGTAAGTATAAGCATTTAAAGTATCTGCTGAGAAAAAAGTTCCAACTTGAGAAGATGTTGTTCTAAAGAACAAACCAGTAGATCCAGAAGCACTAGCAACAATGTATTGTAAAGATGAACTGTAAGGAGCTACAGAAGAACTAGCATTAAATGCTGCTACAATAGCTGTAACTGTATTTGCTGGAGATGATCCTGAAGCTACAAATATTGTTGTTGCTGTGTTTGAAGGAGTTGTACTTCCAGTAACAGCAATTGTGATTCCATTAATTGAAAACGATCCTGTAGGATTAATAAAAGGTGCTAAACTAGCACTACTAACAGTAACTGAGGCAGTTGTTGCTAAGTTTCCGTTTCCAATTGGAGTAGAGGTTGCTTCTGTAAATGAACCTGAAACAACTCTAGCTACTAACATAGTTTCACCACCATTTAAGAAGTAGTTATAAGCTGCAATTGATGTAAAATAAGTATAAACTTGGCTACCACTTAAAAAAGTAGTACCAAATTTGTTTTGATAATCGCTCCAAGAAGTAACAATTGTAGGAACTTCTACAGGACCTTTAACTGTAGGGCCAATAATAGCCGCACCTACATTTACGGGTTGCTGCGTAATAAAGGACTGATCGTTTTCTAGTTGAAGTACGCCAGGAGATACTAATGTATTTGTTGCCATGTTTCTAAAGTTATATTGATTTTATTCCGTAATAAATATTACAGAAAAAGTCAAAATTAATTAGAACTGGTGAATTCTCCCTTGGCTATATTAATACTTCCTTCTCCATATTTTTTAGAGATTTCTGTACCGAATTGAATTTCTTCGTTTTTTAGTTGAGTAAGAGCATCAATAAGAGATTCTTTTTTTAGTTCTAATTCTTGTATTTGAAATTCAATGTAACCAAAATCAATTGTTAATTGATCTCTTCTAGATTGTAAACTTTGAACTTGTGTAAGTTCTTCTTGGGTTAAAACTTGTGTTGTCATATATTATGTATAAAATACGGTGTAATAAAAATCAGTTGTGGGATTTTGAGATTCAAAGGTTAAAGTAGTTCCTATTAAACTATTTACACTTATACTATTTACACTTCCAGAAGTAGTTGCTGTTACAAATGCTGATATTCCTAATGATTTTCCTGAGAGTTGGGAAATACTTATACTAGCTGTATTGGGAATATTTCCAGTAGTAGCATAACCAGCTATAAAACTAAATAATGTATTTGGAGTTCCTAAACTACCACTATATTTTGTTCCATATATTTGTGTAGGAGCAGGTGCTGTAGATACATAAGAAGCTGTAGTAG